TTTTTTAATCCGAAGCAAATTGAAACAATCGAGGCCATTGAAAATGAATTCGATAAATATGGCTTTGATTATTTCTCACCAAGGAAAAGTGGTGGTGTAATTTCTCACCTGTCTTTGGAGGACAGAAGCAAAGAGTCGAAAAGAATTTACGACAGCAACGTATCAGCCATGATTGATGCTAATGTTCTGTTCGCGATTGTTGATGGTCGGGACACTGGTACAGTTTATGAAATGGGTTATTTCCGAGCACTGACTGATCACTTTAAATATAAAAGTAAAATGAGTGCCGATGACCAAAAGCGTTATTCAATAACCTACACCAATGAGAATTTTGGCCTAAACATAATGCTCAAAGAAAGTGTTGATGCACACATTGTCGGGACAAAAGACTTGAAAGCATTTTCTGGACTTTGTGCTAGATCCTGGGATAAACCTCAACAGCGCCAAATGTTGTCAGGAGTTGATTGGGAAGATCACATTGGTCGTCGAGCAAAGATCCTTGAGAATTTCCAGAACTTTAATCCGGATGTTGAATGATGAAGGTTATAAAATTATTTAGCCTGACCCAAGGATTGTCCTCAATTCAGCGGTACTCCCAGCTTCATTTGCTGAAGCCAGAGTCCGTAATGGAACACACAGGTTTCGTTTGTCTTTTTACCTATGTGCTTTGCGAAGAGCTTGACAGCTATGCCCTGACAATCTCGGAGAAATTCAACAGAGGTGCTGCGCTTGAAAGAGCAATTGTTCACGACATTGATGAAGCTGTAACAGGCGACATACCAAGGCCAACAAAATATTACAACAAACATTCGATCGCTGTTTTTGATGAAATATCAGTTCGCGGAATTGACCAGATAGTTTATGAGTTGTCTCTTGAAAAGTCATCAATAAAAAAAGACTGGAGCTGCTCTAAATCTGGGAAGGAAGGTTTGGTTGTTGCTTTGGCAGATCTTTCATCCGTCGTTTGCAAATTGTGGGAGGAGGTGGTTATGCTTGGAAACAAAAAGCTGTTCAGACAATCGAAAGGTGTTGAGGACCATTTGGCCTCTTTCAGAGAAAAGCTGAAATTTGACGATCATGAATTTGCTATGAATGATATACAGGTCAATTGCTTCATGGAAATAATTTGCCAGCTTCAAGAAATAATTGACTCAATCAATGAAATGCCAGAAGCTATGCATGGAACTTTCGGGAATTTTGAGGCCAAGCCATGAGCAAAAAATATGAAGATGATTTGATAATCGCTGTGCGGGAAGACAAAAAACACATGACCGTAAAGGAGATTATGGAGAAGCACAGCCTGAAGGAGCATGAAGTCAAGTACATCCTTTATAATCCTCATTGCACGTTGCTGGAGGACAAGCCAATACCTGTTGACTACGTTGTTGATGATGCTGCGTTTGAGGAGCCTGAAGACTTCCAAAAAGACGAACGATCAATAGTCAATGGCTTCAGGAAAGCATTCAAAGGACTGTTCGAAAAATGAATGTTTACTTACCTTGTCAAAAGGAGTAAAATTACCGTGCTGAGAAAGGAAATGGCATGAATATTTTTTACCTAGACCACAACCCTGTGGAAGCTGCAAAGATGCACTGCGACAAGCATTGCGTCAAAATGATCCTTGAGACTGCGCAGCTGCTGTGCACTGCTCACAGAGAGCTCGATGGTGACTACTGGGCTGACATGGTTGGCTTGTATAAGTCGACCCACAAGAACCATCCGTCTGCTGTTTGGGTGCGCGAGAGCTCTGCGCAATATTGGTGGGCTTGCGGATTGTATGTCCAGCTTGGTTTGGAATACACCAGACGATACGGCAAGACCCACAAGAGCATGGGTCTGGCTCCATTCTTGACAATTTCACCAATGCGGATTGATCGTCTGGCTTGGCGAGAACCACCACAGTGCATGCCTGATGAGTACAAAACTGACTGCACTGTTGAGGCATACCGAAAGTATTACAATGGTGCCAAGGCAAGGTTCGCAGCTTGGAAAAACAAGGAGGCTCCAGAATGGTTCGGGACGGTGCAGGAGGGAAATTTTTGATGGAACTTAGATTGATCGGCAACGACATTGAATTTGACAGGCAAAAAGTTGCAAGGCTTTTTGACCTCAGCCCTGCCATGCGGATGTCTCTGGAGGAGGCTTTCAAGAAGTCCAACGAGCACGACGAGTCCGTCGATGCAGCATATGAAGAAGGGAGAGCCGAAGGTGAGCAAGTCTAAAACACCAGTTGATTGCATGGAAGGTGCTCTAAAAACTTTTAAGGAGCGAAATAAAACCTACGGTGACAATTACCACAGGCATGGGAAAGTGATGATGTCTCTGTTTCCAAATGGCGTAAATTTGTCAACAGAGAAAGAATGGAATAGGTTTGGGATTATCAACATGATCGTTTCAAAGCTGACAAGATATTCGGAGAATTGGCCAAACCACCACCAAGACTCAGTCCATGATCTTGGAGTTTATGCTTTCATGCTTGAATCACTTGACAGCGAGGAATGAGATGCTAATAGTATTTGACCTAGAAACCACAGGTTTGCCAAAGGCTGAAGGTTCTGATCTTGACATGCAGCCAAAGATTATTGAATTCGGTGCGATCAAACTTACTGAAGAACTAATTGAGGTTGATCGCCTTGAATTCTTTTGCAACCCCAAGCACATGCTAGATCCAAAGATCACCAAGATCACAGGCATAACCGACGACATGCTCAAAGACCAAAAGCCATTCATCGCACACCTCGAAAAGCTGAATGAATTCTTTTTGGGAACCAAGCGGATGTTTGCCCACAATCTTGGCTTCGACAGAAAGATCTTGAAATTTGAGCTTGAGAGGTTAGACAAGGTCACGAGCTTCCCTTGGCCTTATGAGCACACCTGCACAGTTGAGGTTGGCCAGCGAGTCTGGGGCAAGATGCGCAAGCTGGGCGACATATATGAAGAGCTTTTCGAGGAGAAGATAGAAGGCTCCCACAGGTCAATGAATGATGTTGAAGCAACCCTCCGGATCATTGATTGGTACGCAAAGGAAGGACACATATAAATGTTGAACCTCAAGACGCGCACAGAGTATTCGTTCCGCAAGGCATACGGCCCCATACAAAAGGTTGTTGAGTGTTCTGAGGGAAAGGCTGTTGGGATATGCGACACAGGAACGTGGGGTCATGTCACGTTCTCCAAGCACTGCAAAAATGCTAGTATCAAGCCTGTTTTTGGTGCCGAGATATCTGTCGTCCTAGATGCCACAGACCGTTCTAAACAAGCCGACAACCCGATGGGATTTCTGGCTTGCAACAATGATGGGTTGGCTGAGATATATGAGCTTGTTTCCCGCAGCACATCCAAAGAGAATTTCTACTATTATCCACGCATAAGTTATTCAGACTTGTTCGATGTCAGCGACAATGTGATAATGTTGTCCGGATCGCACCCAGACTGGTCGATGCTTCCTTTGACCAAAAAACACAATCTTTACGTCGAGCTTGGACCAATGAGCTCTCCGAAGTCAGCTGAGTGGGCTGCTCAAAAAGGCTTCAAGACCATCGCCACCAGCGACAACTTTTATCCCAAGCCATCGGACAAGAAGGCTTACGAGGTTTTGTGTGGCCGCAACCGCACAGATCGCAGTGGGCCCATGCACATCCTCGACGAGTGGGAGTGGAAAGCTGCTGTGCCTTGGGGAACGCAAGAAGCCATCGACAACACCTACAAAGTTGCAGAGCTTTGCAATGCTGANCTNCCAGTTGCGCANATGATCGCATTTCATTCAAAAAAGACTTTGCGAGAGCTTTGCGANGATGGTGCTCCGGCACTGGNCATTGACCTGAAAGATCCAGTTTATGCAGCTAGGCTCAAGCGAGAGTTGGACATGATTGCNAGCAAGGAATTTGAGGATTATTTCTTTGTGATNGCTGACATGATTCGTTACGCCAAAGAGCACATGTTGGTTGGTCCTGCACGTGGTTCTTCTGCTGGTTCTTTGGTTTGTTACCTTACTGGCATAACCG